CAAGCGAACGGTCCTCAAACAGATCGAACTCGTCCAGCCACCTTGCGTGTGATGCGAGGCAATCATCGATAGAGACGACGATCGCAGCGATGTTGGCTGCTGAAACCGAACGTCCCGAATCACCCTCACGGGCGTCATCCTCGGCAGGGGCAAGATGGTCCGGCGTTCCCCGTTCCACCATCCCCGCCCACATTGACTTCATCAAATCCCACATTGTAACGTCTCCTGACGCTAGTTGATTATAACAAGGCACCACATTGGCACCGTGCAATGCACCGACCGAAGCCGATGCACTGCGCGCTGTCAAGCAGAACATTCGTGATCGTGACTACTGAACATCTCCTCCCCATCCTCGTCACGACCCACCCAAACGATGACGGGTTGACTGCACTCGAAGCACCACCGTTCCTCCTTGAATCTCCGAATCCCCGGCATACCCGGAATCGCTCGCCCTCTTATCAACCTACCTCCCGGTTCGCTTCCCTACTACCGTCACAGTCAGGACAACCGCCTTCCCAAACCATCTCAAAGAACCACACCTCGCCGCACCTCGCACATCGTTTCGTATCTTTCTCCACCAAACGCTCCAATCATCCACGTCCCCGTCCCGTGTGGGGGGGCTCAAGCCTCACAAGAGATAAGCGGGCGGAGTCAAATTGGCACGCACCCTGAGCCGTTCACACAAGATACCAACTCACTGCTTGTGTGATTACGGATCAGTGGCAGTACGGTTTGACCCGTCTGCTACCACCGCCGCAAGTTTCCTCTGCCAAGATACCAACTCTCTGCTTGGCAGATTGGAAACTCGTGCGGGAACTGGCGGAGGCCAAGCCCCCCCACACACACCGAAGTTCATTCGGTCCACGAACCCAAACTCCCTTTCACTCAGGTTCGTGACCGGAATGAACGCCCACCACCACCACCCCACTCTGAAACCACCCGCCCTCAGTACGGAGACGCCACCCCCCAACACGAAAACAGGCGTCGACCAGCACAAACGTACCCGTGCGGGAACAAACAAAACTCTGGTGTCGGGGGAGCGTGTTGGATTGTTGTCGTTTGGGGGGGGATGTGCCCTTGGGGGGTCCGTTAGTAATATGTATGGGGTGTGGTTTTTGTTGTGGACAGCGGGTAGGGTGTGTGTTCGTTTTGTTTGGCTATGTTGTGAGGTGTTGTTGTGTCTTGTGATGGTGGTGTTTGTTCGTTGAGGGAGCGTCCGGTGTGTTTGTTGTGTGGGGTTCCGTTGCAGCGGGCTGGGTCGTGTTTGGTTTGTCCGTTGTGTGGGGAGTCTAGTGGTTGTTCGTAGGGCAGTTTGCCCCTTGGTGCCCTCCCGAGCATTGAGGTTGCTCTGACCTTGTAGTCACTTTGTCCTGTGTGCTACTGCCCCTGCCCCTCTTGGGTTTTGTGCAGGGGGCGGTGGCCCCTCTGACGGGCGAGCCTGACGCTGGTTGGGCGCGAAGCATCTTTTGGCTATGTGGGTGCCTGATGCTGTTGGGCATGGTATCATTTGTTGGCCCTCATCGTGGGGGTGTGGTTATACTTTTTAGAGATAGGGATGTATCTGTGTCAGAGATAGTTGATGTGTCGGATAATAATGTTGGTGATGCGCCTTTGGAGGAGCAGCAGGTTGAGTTGGAGGAGGTTTTTAGGTTTTTGTCGGAGCGGGGCCAGTTGGAGTGGCAGTTGGCGTATCAGCAGGCTGTGATTGCGCGGCTTCGTGCCTGAGAATGTTTCTAAGCGGCGTGGGATAGAGCGTCGTGAGGCGTTTTTGGCTGCGTTGGCTGAGGTGGGGGGTGTCGGGGCGGCTTGTCGGACTATTGGGGTGTCTAGGTCTGCGTATGAGAAGTGGCGGTCGCGGATTCCGGATTTCAAGGAGCGTGTTGATGCTGCCCGGTTGAAGGCTGGTGATGGTGCGGGGGAGAAGGAGTGGGGGGATTCGTTTGAGGAGTTTCGGTTTCGTTATTTTCAGCATTTGTCGCCTTGGTTTCATTTGAAGGCGATTGATGCGTATGAGAATACGCCGCCGGGTAATGTGACTCTTATTTTGTGGCCTCCGGAGCATGGTAAGACGACTTTGGCTGAGGACTATTTTTGTTACAAGTTGGCGGTGGATCCTGAGTTTCGGATTACGGTCGGGTCGGAGGGTCAGGACATGTCGCGGAAGATTTTGCATCGGGTGCGTTCGCGTATGGAGTCTCATGGGCCGTATCCGGCGTATGTGGCGAGGTTTGGTCCGTTTACTCCGCAGAATGATTCGGGGCGTAGGACGTTGCAGCCGTGGGGTGCCGATTATTTCAATATTTTTAAGAAGGCGCGGCATGATGAGCGTGATTATTCGATGGTGGGTTTGGGGTGGCGGTCGAAGATTGCGGGTACCCGTACTGATCATTTGCATATTGATGATATTCAGTCGCGGGTGTCGTTGAATTTGTCGGAGAACATGTTTGAGGTGTTTCGGCAGGATTGGTTGACTCGTCCGGGTGAGAATGGTGTGACGACTATTAATGGGACGCGGGTCGGGGAGGACGATTTTTATGAGCGGGTCATGGCGGAGATTGATCCAGATATTTTGCAGGTGATTCGGTTTCCGGCGATTATTACAACGGAGATGGGGGAACCGGAGCCGTTGTGGCCTGAGATGTTTACGTTGGAGAAGTTGGATCGTATTCGTCGCAAGGTTGGGGAGGATGCGTGGGCGCGGAACTATATGCAGCAGCCGACTTCTTCTACGTCTGCGACGTTTACGGATGCTTCGTTGAGGAAGTGTTTGAATCCGTTGCGGTCGGTGAATCATCATCCTCCGGAGAATTGCACGGTCTATATTGGTTTGGATCCGGCGTTGGGTTCGAATAATTGTGTGATTGCTGCTACTCCGCATGAAGGCAAGTTGAAGGTTTTGTTTGTGCGTGAGGATGTGGGTTTGACTCGCAATGAACAAATTTTGGGGATTGTTGAGGATACGGTTTTGCGTTGTATGCAGAATGGTTCCACGGTGTCGGATGTTGTGATTGAGGCGATGGTGTTTCAGCGGGGTTTATCTAGGGATGAGCGTCTGATTGAGATGACTGACCGATATGGTTTTAGGGTTAGGGAACATTTGACAGGTATGAACAAGTATGATGAGTCGATTGGTGTACCATCTATGGCGTTGTCGTTTATGCGTGAAGAGATTGAGTTGCCGTATGCTGGCGATAATGCGACCCGTCATCAGACGGACGAGTTGATGCGCCAGTTGAAAGCATGGCGTCCCGGTAAGCGGGGTACGAGATTGAGGCAGGATCAGGTTATGGCTTTGTGGTTTATTTGGATTTTGTGGCGTCAAAGAAAACAATCTTTTGACGTAGATACTTCACAATTCAACTTTAATGCGCTACCTTGGGCTAAGTCTAGGTCTACTATCGGAGCGTATTAGTGTATACATTTGAAGAGATCGTCGGCATTGTCCGAAAGCGGCAGGATTCGCAGTCGGTGCTGCTTACGAAGATGCGGGAGGTACGGGACAGGTACAACGGTGATTATGTTATTCCGTTGCCTTCTATGGATGAGGAACCGGTGTTGCCTCCGTTGACGCCTATGTTGATTACGGAAAATATTGATGCGGTCGCGCAGCGTGCCGCGTCGGTTATGCCGTTTATTGGGTGTCCTGCGATCAATCCGTCGAAGGAGCGTGGCAAGGAGTCGCGTGAGTGGGCGAATATTCGTCGTAAGGCTTTGGCTGCTACTTGGTACAGTTCGAAATATAAGGTGAAGTCTCGTCGCGCTTATCGGCATCTTGCTGGCTATGCGACTTCGTTGCTGATCGTGTCACCAGACTTTGACAAGGGTATGCCACGTATCGATGTGCGCGATCCGTTGAGTGCGTTTCCGGAACCGCGCGCCTACGAAGACGTTGACCCGCCCCGTAATTGTGGATTCATTTACGGCAAGTCGGGTGACTGGCTGAGGGCGCATTATCCGGCGTCGCGGACAGAAAACGGTGGTCCTGTTGCCCGCGATTCGATTGCACGGCAGGATCTGTGGGATGTCGTGGAGTGGGTCGATGAGGAACACATCGTTGTCGGCATCATGGGTATGCGCCACGGCGGCTACTTTCAGGATTCACGCACCCACGCTGCGACGATAGAGTTGTCGCGTGTCCCGAACCGGGCGAACATGTCGTGCATTGTGACGCCGGGTCGTATCACGTTGGAGAAGGTCGCGTCGTCTGTGTCGAACGTGGTCGGCATGGTTGACTTGATGGCGAAGTTGATGGCCCTTGACTTGCTGGCGCAGGAGAAGGCAATCTTCCCTGATCGGTACATCATTGGCCGTTCTGGTCAGGTGCCGATGATTGTCGGTGGCGAATGGAAAGACGGACGCGAAGGGCAGGTCAACATTTTGTTGGATGCCGAGTCGATTGGTGAGTTGCGTTCCACACCGGATGGTTCAACGAGTCAGGCTATCGACAGGTTGGAACGAAACGCCCGCATCTCTACGGGCACTGTTCCGCAGATCGGTGGCGAAACGTATGGTGCGCTACGCACCGGACGCGGCATTGATGCGTTGATGGGTGCAGCGTTGGATCCTCGTATTCAGGAGTTGCAGGAAATCATGGAGGCACAGTTGCCTCATATCAATCAGGCAATTTTTGCGACTTACAAGGGTTACTGGGGGGCAAAGAACTATTCGATGTTCACAGGGTATGCTGGGGACTTCGGGCAGGTTGAGTTTACTCCCGATAAGCATTTCGAAACGTTCGACAATGTGGTGTCGCATTCGATACCGGGTGCCGACATTCAGGGAACGACGATCCAGTTGGGTCAGTTGTTGGGCATGAAGGGCATTTCGTTGCATACGTTCCGGACGAGGCATCCGTTTATCGATGATCCTGAGTTGGAGGGACGCAGGATTGATGAGGAAGCGTTGGAAGAGGCGGTGATGGCAGGGATTCAGCAGCAGGCGCTGTCTGGTCAGTTGCCTATCGTATATGTGGCAAAGATTGAGAAGTTCAGAAAGAAGGGTTTAGATATTTTTGAAGCAATTCAAGCGGCTGATGAAGAGATTCGTGAAGAGCAGGCAGAGACTGCGCCGCCGCCGGGAGAGGGGCAGGCTATCGCCCCGGAGCAGGCGTTGGGTTTGGCTGCCGGTCCACAGGGGGCTGTAGCGGCCGGTGCGCCACCCGGTGGCGAATTCTCGCCGGGGGCTGCACAGCAACTTGTCGGCGCGTTGAGGGCAGGCTAGTATGCCGAGGGTACGAAAGAATCTTGCACCACAGGCACCGGGCATGGAAGCCGGTGCCGGATATGGTGAACAGGGACAAAATCTGGCAGCGCAGAATCCAGCCCAAGGCGGGATCCCCCTGCCAGATCGGTCTGCTCCACCGGGGGCTCCTCCCCCACCACCCCTCCCGGTGGAGCAGGCCACTTCCTTCACTCCCGGTATTACTCCGTTGACTGCCCCCGGTTCAGGCAATCAACAGGTTGCCGGTACCGGGATGTTGCCTGCGACGAACATGGAGCGGGCTGCCGGATTGTTGGCTCGTTGGGCTGAGGCGACTGGCGATCCTCGAATCTTTGAAGCAGCAGCATTGCTGACCAATGGTTGATGTTCGGTCCCCGGTTTGGAACGGCGGGACACGCGGTTCTGGATTCAATGATGAATTCTACGGTCGTCGCCTTCAACTGTTGTATGATTCCGGGGCACGTTATCTAGCACCTGATACGAATTCGCTTGTTGATCTTGCAGCAGGCAATCTGTCCGATATGGATATGGTCGATGTGTTTCATCGGGCACAGGGCCAAGTTGGTGTTCTCAAGATGCGTGACACTTTTGAGGGAATGCCTCAATTGTGGCAGGAAGGCGAATTTGCTCGTCTGACTCGCACAACTCAAAATCTTATGCGTGCGTCTGGTTACCGTCTACCGGTAGACGAGGAGCGTGACACGAACCTTGTTGATCGAATTTTGGAGTGGGAATTTCCGATCATCGAAGGCTTGTTTGAAGATGCCGGTACGCCGTTGCGTGCCGCATTGTTTCCATTCCGGGCAATGGGTAAGGCTATCGCTGTTCCGACACAGAAAGCATGGAGTGATCTGAACTGGATGTGGGACCGCGTTAGACAGGCGGGGAATACTGCATTGGGGGTGCATGAACGAACCGATTGGATGCAGGTACCGGGGGCAGGTTTCGGTGCCCAAGTACCAACATCATGGGAATTTTTGAATCCGGGAACATGGATCGAATCATGGAACGCTGTTGCAGACGAAAAGGATGCCTACACGGATGCTGCGTTGGCGCAAGCCGAAGACCTGATCGGATCCACACGCGTCGGATTGATGAGAATATTGCTA